TGTCAAGGGAATCTAATCATAAAGCTAATTCGGAGTTATTTTCGCTGGAACCAACAGCGTTGTTGGAATTCTTCGTGATTTATTATGATTACGTTAATATGCCAGATGAGAAGCTTTACATTCATGGAGGCACTAATGGAATAAACGGCTCAATCTATTGGCAAGGAGAAGAATACGTACCTTTTCCTATTCAAAGTTCAGGTTTTGAGAGCAAAGGAGACGGTACTTTACCTAGACCAAAGCTAATGGTTTCTAATCAGGACTTCTTCATGTCCAACTTGATTAGAAGATACAACAATCTTGCTGGTGCTAAGATAGTTAGAAAAAGAGTATTTCTCAAATTCTTGGACAACAGAAACTTTTCTGAACAGCGTAATCCTTACGGAACTGCCGATGCTAATGCTGGTTTAGAAGATCAAGTATTTTTCATTTTAAGAAAATCTGGAGAAAATAGGGCTGTTGTTGAATTTGAACTTAGCTCTCCGCTTGAGTTAGAAAACGTTACATTTCCGAAACGTATCGTTATGGCCCGTTATTGCTCTTTTCATTACAGAGGTAACGGATGCCGTTATATGGGCGCACCAGTAGCTAACGAATATGACCAAAGACTATCTGCAACGATGGATATGCGCGCTGGTATTCTTAAAAGAAAATACACTAATGATATTTTGCCTCCGTTAGCTGGTGATCCTCCTGCTGATGTTCTTGAAGATTATCCAGATTTTTTTGTTACAGATTTAAGAAACTCTACTTATGTAACTTCGTCAGAAGAGGTTTTATCCGATGTTGTTGTTTCGGTGGCGACTCAAAAATGTTTTACTGAGTTTTATGGGTTTTTCAAAGTTGATCGTGGAGAAAATGGAAGCTACTCTTTTGGAATTGATGTCGATGATGCGGCGGAAGTATATATTGATGGAGTTAAAGTAGCTTATAAATATGGAACAGGCTCAATGAGAAACGAGAATTTACCTAGCCTTTTTAGCGTAGTTGCTTCTAGTCCAAATTTGGGAGTAGGCTACCACAATATTTTAATCAAACATTATAATTATTTAGGCGGCAATGGTTTTGATCTGTACTATCAAACAGGAACTTCTTTGGGAAGCGCCAGTTGGACAAAGGTTCCAAACACTCGTTACTATTACGACGCTACTGATTCAGGGAAGCTTTCTGCGGGACAAAAATTTACATTTGATGCTTCATTAAACAAATCTGTTGGAAATGATAGAGCTACTTTGTTATCAGCTAAGAACGAATTAAAATGGAAGAACAATGGAAATGCTTATAAAGTTGGTGATTTTGTTTATCGAGAAACGAGCAACATCAAAGTTTCAAAAAGCGATATTAACGCCGTTCCTAATTGGGAGCCTCTAATGAAAGTTTACGTTTGTTTGAAAAATCATACATCAGCTCCAAACAAAGATCCATTGTTTAATAAAGAATACTGGGTAGCTGACCAATGCTCCAAAACATTAACTGGATGCAAAATGAGATTCGGAAACGAAGGATCGCTTCCTTTTGGCGGGTTCCCCGGTACAGAAGAATACAGCATTAACGGACAATAATATGAAATCTATAATTGATCACGCAGCCACATCTGACCTTGAAGTTTGCGGATTCATCTGCATGGAAGATGGCAAAGTGGTAACTGAGCCAGCAAAAAATATCGCTATCTACGAAAATAACTTATTTGAGATTCATCCATTAGAGGTTGTGAAGAAAATCAGAAGCGGCAAGTTGATGGCGATCTATCATACTCATCCTTCGTCTGGAGAAGAGGAATCTAAGTTTGATAAATTTAATTGCGAAAATTCTTGTGTTCCGTATTTGATCTATAGCAAGCAAACAGAGAAGTTTAATCTTTTAACACCAAAGATTCCTCATGTTAATAAGGAATACGTTAAAATCTTAAAGGAGCTGTATGACTAATATCTATCTGCACGGAGAATTAAGAAATCTTTATGGCGAGTATTTTAAGCTGAACATTGAATCAGCCAAAGATACTTTTCGTGCAATCAATTCTAATAGAAAAGGTTTTATTACTACCGTTAAAAAATTAATGGGAAAAGGTGTTTATTATAGAATAATTATTGATGATGAGGTAGTTCAAGACTCAAAAGAACTAGAAATACAAAAAGTACCAAAAGAAATACATATTGTTCCTATTGTATGGGGAGCTGGAAATAATCAGGGATTGCAGATGCTTTTGTTAGCCGCTGTTATAGTTGCTGTATCTCTTACTGGTCCAGTAGGAGCTATTGCTGGAGGAAAACTTGCTACTGGTTTACAAATGGTAGGAGCTGCGCTAGCTGTTCAAGGAGTCATGACTCTTCTTTATCCACCACCCAAACCAGATTTTAATCAAGAAGTATCTGCTGGTGGTAAATCTTATCTTTTTGGCAGCAAACCAGGCAACGTTTCTCAAGGCCAAGCTGTTCCAGTTGGATATGGCCGATTACTCATTCAATCTTCTCAAATAAGCGCAACAGCTAACCATTATCCTTTATCGCAAAACATTAAAGAATTGATGAAGCCTGTTGATGACAAAGGTAGTGATTATACCGAAATTATCGCTAATGACGAAGCTCCTTCTCCTTATGGGTTAAGCGTAGATGGATTCTCTACAAACCAAGCTACAGACCTAGGAGATAGTCAAATCTTCTCTTCTATCAATTTAGTTAATTCTTATATCAACATATTAACTACTAGCGTAGGTAAAGTAGCTAGTGATCCTGTAGAAGTTATCGTCAAAACTAACGGCGAAATAGTATCAAACCCAAATTTAGATACCTATAATCCAGACATTAGCTATGAATGGAAAGAAATTTCTGCGACAACGCCCGGCGCTATTAAGATGGAAACGGCTTATGCTTTTAATGATGGATTAGTTTACCGTTCTTATGATCCTTTGTCTTTTAGATTAAAAACAAATTTAGGAACTGGAGATTTAAATACTCAGCCAAATTATTTTAATGTTTACGAAAGTGGATCTTTAGTAAAATGGGGGCCAACCGAATTTAATGATTTATCTATTGGAGATTGGGATAAAGATTACCTATTCAAGAAAAAAGAATTAACAAATTATCAAGATCGTTATTTCTCTGCCGTAAGAGATTCGATGGGTAGAGCTGTGATTAGCGGAGCGTCTAGAGCTGGAAGCGTAGTAACAGTGACTACGCAAAACTCTCATGGATTTTTGAATAACATAAATGTTGATGTATTCAATTTGATTGGAAGCGGAATTAATAGTTCTTATGCTGACGGTACGCATTTAATATCTGTAACTGGAACAGGAACAGGACAAACTAATTTTACATTTAGTATTTCTGGTGCAAGCGGATCTGAAGTATATTCGACATCAACAGGTTCTTATGCTGTAGCTACAGAACAGATAGCTCCTTTAAGCGGATCAACAGTAATTACTGGATTTTGGTCAGAAATACAAAATCCATCCAATCAATATATATACAAAGCTTTAAAAATAAACACTGGAGTCATTCCATCTTTAGATCCTACAGGATGGAGCTTGGTGACATCTCCTTTAGCGGAAACAGGGTTTGACGCGTTAACTAATAGTTTTCCTGCATTTTCAACACAAGGTATTTATGTTGGAGACGTTAATCAAACAAATCTTCAAACTATAATTAACTCTGATGGAGATAGAAATTCCGTAGATAATTATATGATGGAGTTCTACGGCTATATGTATGTAGAAATGGATCAAGATAAAGTAATTGATATTGTCGATGCGCAATCAGGAGTAGCTTACGAAATAACAAAAATAGGATCAACTGGTCAATGGGCAACGATTGGACTAACTGGATTAACAGGAACCCCAATCATGCCAGAACTAGGGGCGACTTTCGTTAAGAATGGTACTCCAGCTTTAACAGCGAGTAACGGAAAAGTATATCCTGTAAGAAAATTTAATTTTAAAATAGATTCAGATGATGCTGGCGACCTTCATATTGATGGACAGTTAGCGAGTTCTTACTACGATTCTCATGGATTCGCTTTGAATAATGTCCCAGCTCCAGCGATAGCGGATATACCATCAACAACAACCGAAATAATGTTAACGGCGGGTTTTCATCGTTTAAATGCTAGATTCCAAGATGGAATTGGTTCTGACGGATTAAGTATTTATTATAGATCAAAACTTGACGGAGAATCTTATTCAGACTATCAAGTATTACCATCTTCTGTTTTAAAACATAGATCTTATACTGATTTGTCTCAAAAGAAAAATGTTAAATTCTCAAACAAGAGAGCTTTGATTCCAGCTTCTTCTATGGTAGCTGGTAAAAAATATAAAATTGTTACATTAGGAGGCGTTAACTGGAGTTCTATAGGAGCCAGTTCTCCAGCAATAGGAAGCGTATTTTACAGAAACAACACTGCAATAAGCGGCTCTGGAGGATATGTGTTTGAAGATTTATTTAGTTATTCTCAATATTCTTCTGCTGAATTTAACCGATTAGTTAGATTCACGGCTGAAAGACCAAGCTCTGATTTATATTGGTCTGCAAAATCTGGTTTGTCAGTATATAAAGCAAAATGGCAATGCGTAGCTAAAATTGGAGCATCTAATACTCTTTATTCATCACCAGTAAAAATAGATGTAAAGTTCTTAAACTCTAACTCTCAAAAATCAGTAATCAATACTGTTTCCGATTCAAATACAATAAATCTCCTATGAAAATATTAAATCCATATAGATTTTTTAAAGGAGCATTTGGATCTGGAACTGATGCTCCTACTCCGAAATTAATTCCGCCAGCTAAAAATAATGGACTTTTGAAATCAATATCTATATTTGAGTGCGTTGATTTGCTTTGTGAAGGACCAATCTACGGACTAGTTGATCAATTCGGCAAAAAAATATATGGTTTAGATATGTTAAAAGGAATTTATCTAAACGATACTCCTGTAATGAACTATAAAGGCGAATATAATTATAGAAATGTATTGATGGAAATTAATTTTGGGACAGAAAATCAAAAAGCTTTAAATAATTTCAAAAAAGTATATATAGCTCGTCCAGCTAATTTTAAATTATTAGGACCAATAAATAATACAGGTAATAGTGCGGAAGAAAACGCGTTAAATCTTAGAGGTGATAGAGATTTCGTTACTTGGGCAAAAAGCAGCGATGGCTGGCCTAGCGAAAACCAAGATCCTTTTGTGTATATTCATAAAATTAAAAACAAAGATGTTAAAAAATTAAAAATTAGCTTATTAATAGAGCAGTTATTCGATACAGTGAGCGAGGGAAATGATGCAAACGGAGGATTGGGCACAAATAAAGCTACTAATTTAGAGATAAATATTAAATATGGATTAGATGGTGGACTTATTCTTGGAAATAGAAATATATTAATTAATGGTTATGTTCAGTCGCCATATGGATTAATGATTGGAGATGGCTCTAGTATGGGGGTTGGAGGAACTGTTAATAGAAATATTGGCGTAGGAACTATGTCAGGAAATGACGGAGGTGGTCCATCAGCGGGCGGTTCGTTCGCTGACGATACAACAAGAAATTACTGGGATAATTACTTAAGAGATCAATGGAAATCAGGAGAACCATAATATGTCTATTCAAAAAACACAAGCAGAAGTTATAGCATTAGGAATTAGCCCAAGAAATTATTCAGCTGTATTATCTACTATATATGATTTAACTTCTGCTTGTGTTTTTTGAAT